TTTATTCGTAATGCTAAAGTAATTACTATAAGCATTGTCAACGAACATGATGTTAGCATCATTTTGACTAAAGTCATCTAGTACACGTACAACGCCTAGCTCACGATCGATATACGGTGGTTTATCAAAGTCACTAACCATTGTTGCACCAATAGTTTCAATTGGTGGTCGTTTGCCGTCTCTGTATTCACGAATCTTGGCACTGAACGGTTTAACTTCATTCATATATTCAATGATGCGAGCAAAATTATCTGGTCTAAATCCAACCGTAGGAATTAAATCTTCTTCATCTTTCTCAATATATAGATAAGAAGTTTTGAATGCCCAACTTAATTGAGGTTGTTCAGCGTATGCGTATTTTAACATTTCAAAGAACACTTTATTCCATAGTCCAATGTCGTTAAAGATCGGACTTCTTAGAATGTTTAAAAGCGTTCTTAATTCAAATACAAGTGTCGCATCTGTTAGTGCTGTCTCTACATTTGATTTCACTTGTAATGTTTCTCGTTTGATAGAAATTAATTTGAAATCTTTTGTAGGAGCAGTGTACATCCAAAGTTGTGGTCTATCTGATGTAGCGGATTTAACTTGAATTACTGAACCGTCGGGTAGATTTTTAAGAGTGTTCAACTCTCCTACACTACCTACATTAAAAATTGGTTTATAACTATTGTTATACCGAATTTTAGTATTGTCACGATTGTTTACTCTTTCGACTTCATACCAATTTACTCGTTCCAGGTAAGTCAACGAACTTGGTAAAGTTGCATCCCATGAAGAATATTGTGTTTCAAGTTTTAAGTCAATTAGTAAATTATTAACAATATTACGTAGTGCTCTGCGAGCTGCTGCGATATCTTTAAATAATGTTTGACGAGGACGGAAACCGATACCATAACGTTCTACTTCACTTAGAGTAAAATCAGGTACCTGCTGGCCTATAGCATTTTCACCACATAAACTGTCAATAAGTTTTTCGCTAATGTGATCAGGTATAATACTGTTATTGTCATTTTCGCGAACAAGCTTCCATGCAGTATGTTTAATTCCATCACTGATAGTATTTCTACTTACGTTAATTTGAATTACATTCTCTTCTTTCATGTGTTGAGAAACGTTATGCAATACAAAGCTTTCATTACTGATAAAGCTAGCCATAGATAAACCATACCCAACTGGGTTAGCAATATAACGTGCAATAGTTTCAGTATCAAATTTGCGGCCCAAGCTACGTTTAATTCTACTATCAACTATAGTTCTGTTTTGTACCCAGTAATAGTAGTAAGTTACATACTTGCCTGTTTCAGGATCAATACGTCTTTCAGCAATATACTTGTCCGAATATCTCGGTGTTCCGTTACCGTTCCAGTTCTGCGGAAGTGCTTTACTTTCGACCCACTCACAAATAGTAACTGCACTACCTGGGAATGTGCGGCCCCAATTAACCCAACGCTCGCGGTTTGAACCCTGCTCATACCACATGTACTTGATAGTACTAGTGTCCCACCATACCTTACCGACATTATTAATACCAAATTGTGTGCGAGCATTGTTATAGTTCACCGGATCACTTTCAGCAATATAATGAATTTCATTTTGAATGAATCCAGGTAGTACACCTTTGAACGGATCCCATAAATCAAACTGTACAGTCTTGTTTCCAGTATCTGGATCATACATTAGTGCGTTCTTAACATAGTTGGTATCGACCATAGGTGTCTGCCAACGCTGTGGTGTGCCGTTTTCTAAATATGCCCAGCCACCTGGTATAAAATCAGGCATTGAGATGTTAGCCGGATCGAGGTTAACGTACTGGTCAATCCAAACATTAGCTAGCTCATCGCCGTCCTGTTCCAGATCTGATAGATAAATTTTATTGTTATTATAGTCAAGTATATTGTTGTAACGTTGACTTTCAAACACAAACACATTTACATTTTGTGAGTTTTGTCCTTGTAATGTTACGGTATCACCAAAAATATTTCTAATGTCGTACTTATAGTACTCTTTTACATATGTTATGCCGCCATCTGCCCCGAAGCCTGTATTCTGTAGGTCAGGATTAAATCTCTCTGGATCAGGAATGATCGGACCGTCAGTTTTGATTGAATCAACACAAAGCAATGATAGTATTGTTGGCGGGGCGGCTTGAGCAGTAAGAGCTTCCGTAGTAGTGTATTTTGCAATGTCTTCTTGCGACAGCAGACCGAATGGTCCTGATTCGTATAGATTTTCGTATTCCTTAGCCAGCTGGCTGTCGGATAAGTTTGGCTCTACAAATTCTGCTTCAATACACAACATTCCAACATTATAGTCACCGATCTCGATTCCTAATTTTTCTGGGAACCCAGGTGTGTTTGTGTCAATATTAACACTAGGATAGCCTGTTACTAGATTCAATTTGCCAACACCCGGGCCTGCAGGAATTGGTCTAAATGCGATGTCTTCAGGTAGGTAGCCAGCGCCTGCGAGTGCGTTGTTTAATGCATCAGCAAGTGTTTTGGGTACATCAATTTCGACTACCTGATCAGGTAATCCAAGATCTTCTTTAGCACGGCCTTTTTCTGAGCAATCAGGAACGTCGTCTGCTGTTAAGAATACACGAGCACCAGTACCGCCTGCAACACGTAATGGTGTTGCATAATTTCCAAAATCAGGATCCAACGGATCAATTACTATATCATATTGTTTAGCTAGACGTTGGCCGCCAATATCGATAGAAGTTTGCGGATCGTATGCGCCTGGTGAACCAGTATATGGTGCCCATGTCTTTGACACAGCATCGTATTTAAATTCTGGATATTGTATAGATTGTCTAGTTCCGTCGGATTTTTTAATAATATTAGGATGCTTACCGTTTATGAATGGTGGTACTGAATTATTTCCAGTACCACCATACTCAGGATGGTTTTGACCATATGGAGTATTATTTGAGTCCGAAGGATCTGCTATGCCTAGATTATTACTGTTAGCAAAGGCTGGTAGACCTAACAAGTCATAGTCATATTCTAGTGGAATACCTTGTGTCAAATCTGATGGGAATACTTTGTACAAGCCTCTGTCAATAACACGTAGACTTGTAATAGCACCGTTGTCGTCGACGCCAGTTACAATAAATTTAGCAACACGCAGTGGTCCTGCTAGTGACTTGTATCCTTTAATGAATGCAAAAGAGTCACCCGGGTTACTGTCTGTTGTATCGGCAATACTACTTGTTATATCAACAACACCAACTTTAGCACTTAATTCTGCTGGTACAAGTGGCATACGTTGATCTGCGATTTTTCTCAATGCCCCAGTTGCAACAGCACTTTCAATAGGTTCTCTTAAGCTAAATTCTAGTACACTGATGTTTGACACAACGTTAGCAGTAAAGTACGAGTCTTTAATTGTAATTGTTGCACCGCTAACACTATCAACAGTAAATGCTACATTGTTTAAATAACTCTGCACAGTATTACCAGCTGCGGTTCCGTCACCTGTTACCAGTAGAGTGATTACACCACCTTCAACGATCTTACCGCTGATTAGTGACGCATTAGCAACGTTGATAGTTAACGCATCAGTATCATTTAATAAATCAGTGAATGTGTAATTGCTAACGTTAGCTGCGCTAATTGTTGTAACTGCACCTAGTACAATGCTGTTAGCTACTACACGATAGAATGTTGAACCTGATGCAATTATGCTATTATCAATCTGTGAATGATTTTGAACTTCTATGATAGTATTATAGGAGTAGGTTAAGCCCTGCAAGTTAGCTGCGTCAACAGTAAGATACGCACCTGGTCCACGTGGACTAATGTCAGTTACCGTAACTGATGGAGGATTTTTTACATCGTATCCGATACCGTAGTTAAGCATTCTGACACCGGTGATTGAACCGTTGGTTTCATCGATACTTGTTACTTCTGCTGCTGCACCAGTGCCTGGGCTGTTGTCGCCACCAAAACTAATTCTTAGGTTGGCTGGGTTGTTGTAGCCTGCACCAGCTACGTTTACACAGATACTGCCAATAGGGCCTCTGGTATTGTTAGTAGGTGTACCACCAATTAAGCGTAGTCTATCACCAATTTGATAGCCACTACCACCGTTTTGATATGTTGAACTTACTGTGGTACTTGTAGTCTTGCTTGGTAGAACAGCACCAGTAAATGGAGTAATTTCATCTTCACCATTATCAAACACACCAGTAATATTGCCACTACAGTCATACAGTGTATAAACTGCTGTAGGTGCTACTCCAGCTACATTGCTTTCCATGTAACCAGTTGTGGCTGATAATACTGTGGCGTTCGAACTACAGCTTTCAGTGTTAGTAGTGGTTGTTGTTTGTTCAAAACCTCTTACAACGTGGAAGTCGCCTACACGCTTTAGTGTTCCGCCGCCGCAGCCGTTTTTAATTGCAATTGCGGTATCGCTACATGATCTAATTTTTAGACTTTCTATGCCATCTGGATTTTTCTGTACTTGTGCGTCGACACCTGATTGATTACATTTGATTTGAGTAGCAATGTCTCGTGGTGTTGTTCCAGCAACAAATAACACTCGTGCATCATTAAAAAATAACTCTGTTCCTGCGGGTACTGTGGCAAGATCTCTCGAATCAATTAAGACTTCCGGAGTTGGTCTGTAAATGTTTGTTACTGCTGTTGGGCCTGCCGGGACAAGTTCACCGTTTGGTCCGTAGGTTAACGGAGTAATATTAATAGTAGGCACTCTTGTATATGTGATATTGTCAGTGTCTAACAAGCCATCTTCAACAGGTACCATAGCAGTAGTACCCAAATCCACTACAGCTTCATTAGTATTAGTTGCAAATGTAGCTGGGATTTCATTAAGCGTTGTAATTGTTACACCGTTGTTGGCGTCTACTGAGTTAGCATCAGTGGTAATGTTGTTTACCGGAACACCATTTAGTGTTACAGATGTACCAACTCGCTTAGGCGCATAGTTGATATTACGCAGTGTTTGATTCAAATTACCTAGTGTTTTAGTATTTGGTCTATACCATGGCTGATCAACTATCTCATAGCTTCTAAGAGGTGTAGAAGTTCTAGAAACTACAGTTAGTTTTTTAGCTAGAGGAATAGTGAATCCGCCAGTTACACGTTGACTTGTTGCATTAACATATCTGCCGCTGTCCAATGACTCTGAGTAGCCATATTTTTGTGGATCAACAACTTGCTTTCTGATAGGAGTCTTAAAGCTAGCTGGCATAAAGTTGTAACCAGTTAGGCCCTGTTGACTGTAGCCTGAGAAGTTTGCGCGATAGTTATTCCATCCGGCGTAATCGCGGCCGCTGCCAGTGTATAGTTCACTGTTAACGTTGATATCACCGTAGCCAGCAACGCTGCCGCCGCCGGGTGCAACACCAGCTGGTGTAGATGAAGGATTAAATGTTGCTGTATCTGGGCAGAGGCGTTGCATAACGGCTCTCATCACAGGATCTAAGTTTGTTAACTCTCCTGCACGGAACTTACCACAATCGTCTTCGGGACAACTGCGGCTTGCAAATTGTAATACACCACTGTAATCTGGGCCTTTGATGCTGACGCTAAAGTTACCGTCTTTTTCACCGTTACCATAAATGCCGCGGACGAAATACAACCCGCCGCCCTTTAAGTAAATGCTGCCGTTGGCTTTTCTGTTTGCGTGGAGACCGCCGTTTTTAACTATAGCATTTTGCCATGTGTAATTTTTATTGCCAAGCTCAGGGTGGTTGCCGTCTGACTTGTAATATTCATCACCAGACAAATCATCTTTTGGAGATACCCAAAGCCATGAGCCGTCATCTGACTCCATTTCAAAGTTATAAGTACCCGATTTAGGTGCAAGGAAATAACCTTTAAATTCAGTTGTAGAGTATTCAGCAACCGTACCACCCTGTAGCGCACCCAGTCTAATTTGTTGAACTTGTTTGGCGCCGCCGCCTACATAAGCTTGTCCGTCAACCCCGGCGCTGATCATGCTCTGTGTTGGGCGACTATATGGGAAGTAAATGTTATCTTCGTTTGCGCCAAATGTACTGGTTTTCTTTTTCCATGAACCAAAGTAGCCTGCGCCGGCGGGTTTCTTCTTTTTACCAAAGAGAGCGCCAAGTAAACCGCCAATTACGGCACCTACCGCAATAACAACGCCAACTGGCGCAAACAACACACCTGCTGACACTGCGAAACCTAAGCCAAAACCTGTGCCTGCAACTGCTAGCGCCGCGGCGCCGCCAAGTAATATAGTAGCACCAGCAGCAGCACCAGCTAAGGAAGCAAATACTGAAGTACTCCTACTACTAGTATAAGTGTAACCAGTTATGATACCGCCTTCTTTGTATGCTCTAGAAGGTGATTCCATGCAGTTGTCGACGTTGACCTCATTTAATGCGACGTCAACTTCGTTAGGTGCATCAGCAAAGTATCTAACGAACAGTGCATATTTGCCTGTTTTATTAGCACTACCCTTAGACACAGTAATTCGTACATATTGTCCTTGTGTACAATCTATTGTTCTGTTTAGGAAACCAAAACCACTAACACCCAAAACTTTATTAGATGTGGCGTGCTTTGCTGTTGCAGCAATAGTTCTATCGCTAGCAAACTTGTTCAACGGATTTTCGATCACTCGCTGAGTCAATACACCTAACGCATTTTCAGCTGGCTTGTAAATGATAGTGTTTAATCCCGGAATAGTATCAAACCCGTAGCGACCAATCTGACTGCCGTTAGTTTCAGCTAAAGTCGAAGGATCTGCTTGTGTGTCGATAACATATCGTGTTACAGTCTTAAAGTCAGGTGTGTCTGACTGCTCAATTGTAATACCATTGACAGATTTGGTTCCGCCGCTTTCATAAGAGAAGTCAAAGATTAATAAGAAAGGATGTTTACCTTGAATATTAATAACATGTGTTTCATCGACCCCGACCGCATCTGTTTTTTCAGTTAGGAGACTTGTTTTGGGAACAGTAGGTCTCACAGTGCATGGACCCATTAATTCGTTACGGGGCGGCACTGGATTTGGCGATCGCGCATCGCAAGCACTCGGTAGATCTGCTAACACACCACCAGTTAACACTGGTGCAGGGGGTGTTAAATTACGCTCATCAACTAGAGTAACTGCGCTGTAGGGGGTAGGTGTGCCTCTTCCGAACCCTGCACCCAATCCTATCTGGTTGATGCGTTGCGTAGCAGCACGAGGTGCTACTCCTGTACGTACTTCATCATATCTAGGTCGTTCATCATCATCACCGGTTGATCCGCCACCTAAAGTTGGTTCTGGAGCAAATGCACCGTAACCTTCTGGTCCCGCATAACCTTCTGGTACAGTTTCGCCAGGCAGTAACACACTGTCTGATATAACATTCCGCCATCTTTTTCCACCCCAGCCAGTGTCAGCAATTGGTCGTCTTAGCATTGCGTCAGCTGGGATTTCAGTTAGACGAATATATTTTACTCGAGCAATAGTGCCGTCGTAATCTTTGTATACAGGTGTTGGATTCCCGTCATTATCAGTATTGTTGTAATCAAAACCAATCATCTGATTTACATAAGTATGCGGCTCGGTCCAGAAGCAAGCAACAAATATTTCGTCTGGACGAAGATTTGTTAAAGTTGTATCTGTTGGGTCGTGTATTGCATCTGCAAAAAGATCATATCCTGAATCAGGCGATTGTATTGGGTACACACTAAATTCTTTACCGTATTTAAATCGTGCTTGTCGAGTGCTCCATCCTTTTCCACTAGATCCTGGATACGGATTTGTATCTTCTATAGAATTGAAGGTTGCGCCATCTCCAAATACCAGAGAGTCAGGCACATGATTATCGTTTTCGGAATAATACCCTCTGCCGAAACCCCATGCAACATCTGCGCCGCCAGACCCTGGTAGCAAGCCCGGGCCTTCTGCGGCCGGTTCCCATTTACCTGGTGTTATGCCTGGTTGCCACATGAAGAATGAATTATGTCCAACTGTAAGAATAGCAATGATTGTTTCTGTGTTGGAAGTGGCACTTCCAACAACTGCACCTTCGGGCATAAACCTAAAGTTAGCGTACTTGTCAGTGCCGTTTCCACCTTTAACCGCAAATGGTTCAGGAATGATTTGCTTGCCTACATAAAATGCAGGCTCAACTGGAGGTATTTCGATGTACTTGAAATTCTTAGCTCGGTCATTTCTAGTTGCAGCCCATTTAATACCAGCTGATGCAGATGAATCGGTACCGCCAATCGTGTAATATACAGTTTCAGTAATTAAACCGTTAAAGCCGTTGTATGCACTTACAGTAGCAAAATAATCGTATGCAAAAGGTAAATCAGCTGGCACAACATCTACAAGTACATAATACACAGTACCTGCATTGTTTTGTACAGCTTCATAAACTTCAAATTGCCATACTTCACTAGTTTTTAGTCTCCAACGCGAGTATGTAACTGAACTGTAAACCACAGTTTCATTCATATCATATTCGGACCACTTAACAGCTTTAGTAGCGGGATTGGTTGGATTAGATTCTGCTGTACCAGGAATAATTTTTAGTACATTCGCACCATCTGTATGACCTCGAGGCAATGCTGGCTTGCTAACTGCATTTTCGATAGTTTTGTTACCCTCATCAGTAACATTATTTCTAGAATCCTCTGAGCCGTCGCTTATGCTCGAATTAGTAGAGAGTTCAAACTCTAGTCCTGATGCTGATGATCCGCTGATTGTTTCGTAATTCGGAATGTACTTACGTAAGGTTATGTCCCAATAATACATAACACCGTTTGAATCAGTGTATCGCATACCTTTGAGCGGGCCTACATATACCGGGCCTGTGTCAAAATTAGGATCGCGACGGTATTCTACTGCATCTGAAATTTTCATTTCGCCTGCAACTTTTGTAGAACCCGAATTACCCACTAAATCAATTAAAGATTGTTCATCTCTTACGTATGGACCGTAATTGTGAATCTCGCTAGCCGTAGTTTTAATATCAGTATCTGGAATGCGAACCGGAGTCTTAAAGTCATTTAGCATATTAAATGATACATTAAGCTTTCCGCTTCTATCTTGTGTAACAGCAGATCTTCTTAGCCTAATTGCGCGATTAATACTCTCAATCATGCCCTCCGGGTTGTTGTAGCTACCGATATTGATAACAGAGTTGTTTAAAGTTACCTTAGTGTGGTCAACTGTGGTAAGAACTGGATATCTAAAGTCTGTTGAGATCGGTTCTCTGATAATAACAAAACCAGTAGAGACGTTAGCATCTTCGCTAAGAATAGTATTCTTAAAGGTAATTGTTGTATTTGACAAGTTTTCATTGATATAATAATCACCCGCCATAACAGGTTGAGTATTTGATGCATACAGTACCGTAGTTGCAGCAAGTATTGGACGTCTTGCAATTGTAAATGTGTTCGCACTAATATTTGCAAAGCCACTAGCAACATCAAAATATACACTTGTTGTATCGTTAACAGCAAAGTCATCTAATACGTTGATAGTATCGCTGCCTACAGAAGTAATTCTGTAAACTTTGTTGTAAATTTTTGGTGTTGCAAAGTGTACAGCAACACGTTTGTTTAGATCCACAGAACTCTTTGTGATACCATGTGGATCAGTAGTTTTAATCTGCATACCTCTTCTAACAATAGTACCAGTTATTTTGTCATCAGTGGTATACGGAGACGAAATAATAACAGTATTTGCTTCAGGTGCAGAAACAATTGAATATGCTCCAGTCCATGCATTAGCATAAACCTTAACAACATCACCAGGATTTAAGTTATGCGCTGAACTTGTTACTAATTTAGTTAAGTTCATATGTCGAACATCAATAACGTTTGGTCTAGTAGCAGTAATAGTAACATTACCAACCGTTTGACTGTTAGAAACAAGCCATGATAAGTTACTACCAGAAGTAATAACCGTATCTGCGGCTATTCCTGCGCCGCTTAGACGCATTCCTCTTTCAATAATCCCGCCTGCTACAGTGTTAACTGTTAGAACAGTACCAGTAATAGAACCGTTAAATGTAGCAGTTTTTTCAATTACTCCAGGTAGTTCAATAGTAAACGCATTAGTAGTAGTATTTGATGCTACATAGTGATTTGATATATTACCATAACTAACAAAAGTCGATGTAATGTAGCGCACATTGCCCAACCCAGATACTACATTTGCATCTTCAAAATAATCACTTTCAATTACAAAGGTATTTGCACTAACATTCTTACTCTTTACATAGTAAATGTTGCCATTGGCAGTGCTGTCACCATCACATAGTAATGTTACAAAACTAGGAGCTGTTACGAATGTAATGTTAGCACTGCCAATGGTTACATTACCTACGCTGTTAAAGGTTACGTTGGCATTAAATGTATAATCGGTTGACTCGCCTGCAACTAACTGTACTGCATCACCGTTTCTAATATCAGAGTTAGTAATGCCAGAGATTGTAACAATATTACTTCCGCTTGAAGCACTTGCTGTTGCTCCTCTGTACACTTTTGAAGATACAGGTAGAATATTTTGAATGGTGATTAAGCTTTCTGGGTGTGGTCCGATGCTCTTGATTCTAGCCTCAATCATCTTAGGTGGTTGAGGGTCCTTAATTAAGGCTTTCTTCTGTTGTACAATTGTTTCGTTGGTCCAGATAACCACGCTATCGCTGACATTAGCATTCTTTAGTGTTAGGTAATAATCCATGTACTTAGATGTATTATCGTTACCAATTAAGTTAGTATCTAAGTAAGCAAATAAACTTCTATCTGTGTATAAAACTGCTTCGTTACTGCCGGGTTTATTTTCTACAAAAGATGTTCTAGAACCAATAGACTGTAGTCTATATACATTCCAATTTTTAGACTCATCTTCGGCCATATGAATCAAGCTACCGCCTGCAGGTTTGATTATGATATTAGTATCAAACAAGTCAGGTAAGCTAGCAATATCATATGCCATAAAGTTAACGTTTGCAGGGTTTACGTAACCTGCATTTGGAATTGTAGGATATTTTTCTGTGGTCAACCCGTAAGAATCAACATTTGTTAATGTTGGCCATAGATTGTTCTCTCTGCTTCCAGTAGGTTTTCTTAAGAAACGTGACGAATCGTCGATGTCAATTAAAATAATATCATCATCAGTTGCATCAGGTGTGATTTCGTAATTACGTCTTGTGCCTAGTTTGATTGCGATATGATCGTGTGTTTCAACTTTAATGTTTAACGTACTTCCTGTAACATCGCCCTTGTATGCATTTGTGAAATCAATTGTGCCTTTCTCTACTACAAAAACGTTTGACTGACTTGCTAGAACAAAGCGAGATGTTTTTGTAGCCGGATTAGGCAGCGATGTTAACACCGAAGTTGGTAGTAATGAGATATTAGCAAATTCAACTGTTGAAGCAGTAAGGGTATATACTATTTCTTCTGGGCTGTTTTGGATTAAAACACCGTTAACATAAACATCCACAAACGGATAGTTATTGTTACTAATAGTGGTATAATTTTCATTGGCAATAGTTGTATTACCGTTAACTAACCCAGTGTTTAGAAGTACAGTTAGTGGATTGTTCTGATCGGCAACTGCCGCAGTAGTAATTTGCCATCTATCACCAGCATCATAGTCCCAAGATGCGGCGCCTAGTACCGAATTATTAACACTAACAGTAACATCTGCCTTTACTGTGTTATTTGCTACTTCAAAGCCATAGCGTTGGCGAGGTTCGTAGCGATAGCCGCTACCTACTGTGGTAGTATAGTTTACGCCATTTTGATAAACATTGACCGCGGAATTTAGGTGTAAGTTAGCATCGGCACTGTTAATAGTAAAACCGTTACCTCTTAGTTCTAATGTATATTTTGGTTGAACTGTTCCGCCAATGTTAACATCGCTTCTAATAGCAATAGCAGTAACGCCTGTGTTTGCATTATTAATAGTGTTAACTAGCGTGCTGATGTTTGAAATTCCAGTTGATAGATTAACCGTGGTTGTTACATTACTAACTTCCCCTGTACCTGTACCTGTACCTGTAGCTGATGCAACAAATGCTGTTCCTATGTTATTATTTGCTGCACCTAATAAAGTAAAGTTTGTTGTGCCCGGGGCAGTAATCACGTATCCTTTGTTTGCCACTAGTGCATTTGCAGCAAGTGTAGTTGAAAAATCAGTAATTGATAAATTACCTGTTAGACTTGCACTTGTGGTACTAATGTAGGCTGTGCTGTATGCACGAACAGTGTCAAAAACTGTTTCATCTAAGTCAACAACTATTTCACCTGCAATAACTGTTACGCCTACAATTTCACCATAACCTGAACCTGGATTTGTTACAGTTATTGCACCAAGCTCTCCTGCACTATTAAGTGTAGCAGTGGCAGTAGCTCTTACGCCATTACTTTGTACTGGAGCAGAAATAATAATTTGTGGAACATTAAAATATTTGTGCTTACGCTCTAATACTTCAATCTTTTCTACAATATTAGTTGTGTCTTCCGGGAAAGCAAGCGTAAACAATTGCGGATCTTGCACTTGATCAATTTTATCAAATTTTAATTCGATAGCTTGATCTTGGTTTGTATCACCAAAGTCAGCTACACGTAATGCCCATTCATCGTAAACATTAATCTCACTTGCTGGCGAGCGCGAAAGTGCAGGAACAATAGTACCAATACGCTCTAAGCTAGTAGTTGTACCCTTGCTTTGCAACATACCTGCATAAAAATCATATTGCTGATCATCAATAATATCTAGTTCAGTCAGATATTGCTTTTGTTCGAAACCAAATACTGCGCGGCTTGCTTCATACAGTTGTTTTTCTACAGGAATGAATCCTAATTCATGATAACGGCCTAAGCTTTCAGCCATGTTGTCTAAGTTAGGCTTTAAGCTATCACCTTCGATAACAAAGCCCTGACTTAAGAATCTACCATCCCAACCTGCTGTTCTAGTCGCTTTGATCTTTAATCTACTGTGTCCCTGATTTATAACAGGGTTAAAAATAACATCATTAAATTGTGTAACATTATCTACAACAAATGCGTGCTCAATTTCTTTAGTAAAGAGTACAACACCATAAATTTGCTCACCTTCTGGTGGCACAATCTCAATAGTGTTATCTTGGCGTACAATCTCACAGTCTGTGGGATTGATTGCAACACCGTTTTGGTTTACAATATTGAACTGTGAACGGTCTGTTCTATTGATTTTTGCAATGAAACCTCGTGGTGCAACAAAGGTGACTTTGTTAGCCATTGGACTAAGTTCCAATGTATTGCCGATTTCCCAAACACCTGTAGTCCAGAACAAGAATTGTTTTGCAGCATAAGCCCAGTCACGCACTTCACCGATAGTCTCGTCAAAGTTACCAAATGTGTAACCCTGTGATTCATGATATCTGCCTAGGCTAATTAAAAAGTCAAATAAGTCTTCTGTATTATCGTATACTGTTTCGTAATCAACTTTGATAATGTTGCCTGTTGTTTGCTGATATAGCGTACCGGTAGCAGCACCAATTTGTGGCAGTGCGCCTAGTCTTCGCCACTTAGCAGCCTCAAATGTTGTACCAGTTTTAAATGTTTCTCTTGCAGAATAGTAAGCACCCTTGTAGCGTACAATGGTTCCTTCTTTATACGTAGTATTCTGTGAATAGTCAACAAACTGTGCGGGTGTACCGCCAACACTGATGCGCTCTCTGCCTTTATTCTTATCACTTTGTAGTGTAGTAAAGTAACCTAGATTTTTATCATATCCTCTTACTTTATGTCCTTCAGAAGTCTTTTCAATTATAACACCGCTATAGAAGTTTCTTGACTTATATGGCGAACTATGAATGTTCACAGTAATGTTTTCTTGAGGAATAATTAAGCTAGTAGCACTACCTTCATTGCTGTACTGGTCAGTACGTAAAGTCATAGTGTCTTTATCAATAAAGCCACTCATTCTATGACCAAGTTTAGTATTTAGACTGCGTACTTTAGTGATAAAGTCGCTCTCTGGTGACAGACCCTGGAAACGTAACCATGAGTTAATAAATTGGGTATATCCAATGTTGGTAATGAAGTTACCGTTAATATCTCTGTCGCCATGAATTTCAAAATCTGTAGCAGATGTAAAGATCCATGGATAATTCGTGTTAACCGACAATTTGTATTTTTTGTTTGCTGTTGGTCTGTAAAGTTTTGTAGGATCAGCAAATTCTGTAGCAAACTTACCTGGTCTTGCTAGTAACAGTGCTTCAGTTACAGCAAATGGATATGCTTCTGAGTATTTCCAAGCATTTTCAGCAGGTGCGCCATCGCCAAACTTCCAGCTATCATTTCTTGCATCTGTTGTACCAAACGTAATCTGCAATGTGCTGGTTAGTGCAGGAGTAGCAGCCACTACACTGCCTCTGCTTAATGCATTATTGCTCAGATCTTGTCCTGCTGCATAGTACTGGCCAGCCCATGTTTTTGTTGACGAGGTATGAGTTGCATAACCGCCGCCTGTTGCATATGGGAACATTGGCTTACCAGCATTATCTACAGTTACAACATAGTATCGAATTTTAGTAGCTGGACTATCTGGGGTGAACCCGTAGCGTAAGTTGAACTGGTTTGTATAGCCTGGTTGTCCTGATTTTGTTGCGTCAATTTCGTAGTCCTCAACGAACATACCAGTATATGCGCCTCCAGGTGCAACTGATCGCGTACCTTGACGTAATGCCCAAGGACTTTTAATGTTAACAATGTCACTAGTAATATCTTCAGGGTTGATGTAACCATATGGACCATAAATCGGAAGGCCGTCAAATGCCCATCCAACTATAGGACTATGTGTTGTACTATCCCATTTCAATGCACCGTCTTCTTCAACAACACCTGCTGTTAGCCCAACTACATCAGGGGTAATTGCGTGATAGTGGAATAAACCACCTACAGTACTATGGCTGAATGTAGCAAGTTCATTATAATCATCAATAGTGCCGTTGTTATAGTGCCAAACACCTTGATCATCCCAGCTCTTAATTGACTTGGGCGTGTACAGAGAAACACCATTAACTAGAACAGCTACAGCATAATCTGGCATAGCTGTTGGTGTGCTAGACACTACGTTTAGATTAACGTTTGGAATGTTGTAGGACACATCCTGTTCTTCAATTGGTCCAAATCCAACAGCGTTAGTTTCAACATCAACATTATGGTTAGTAATGTTACGTCCAGCAATATAGATATTGCTGTTGCTATAAGTTACATTTAAACCATTTACGGTTAATAAAGTATTTGATTTTAGACTAGAAGAAGTATGAAAATTACCTACTGTTACATTTGCTCTACTTTTAGACCAAATTGATGTTTTAGTAGTTGTACCAGTGGTAATAATGTCTTTAGGAGTCTTTAGCTCACCATTATCATCTACCGGTAGTACAAGATGCAAGCCTTCTCTGCGATAAGGATTATTAATTAAATATGCATCAGCAGTTAAATTTTCTCTAGCACCACTACGGATGATTCCTTCTTCTAGGTCATCCCACATAGCAGTGTTAGCACTGCTGTAGTCTGTGCCATACTGACTGTCCCACCATAGTGGCTTTTCAAAGAATGCAAGCATTTCCCATGGATGAGTATGCGGCCTTACTGTATCGTAGTAATGCTCGTACCAACCTCTCCAGTGACCTGGTAAATCAGTGTTTCCGCGATAGTTCCAGGTCCACTCGTTGCTATCACTGTAAAATTCATTTGTTACATAATCAATTTTATTTGTAACAGACCAGTTTGAAAAATAGTATCGCTGCAAACTTGCCCATTCAGTTGTTGTGTATCCAGTTTCTCTAAATGCGCCGGGTTTTAGTGTATAGATGTTTAATTCTGGTAGTGCATTAGCAGATCTAAATTCTGCCTTAGCACTGTTGAACACACGCTTTTCGAACTCAAGTAATATTTCATCACGGCGGTCGCCAAATAGTGTAGTCTTACTGCCGTCGTGCCCCACAAGTACTTGAACAGGTGTCTGAAAACTATTATCAATTTCAATTCTAGGTTCAAATAGAGGATAGATACCTAACATACTTGGAGTAGGCGGGCATTGTGCGCTATCGCGCTCTTCGTTATAAAGTTTTAAAACTATCTCATCATCTAGTTCAACGTTAACACCGTTTAATACAATATTGATAGGATTAAAATTAGTAATGATATAATCTTTATCAACATTTAACAGTGTTGTTTCAAATGTATCGGCATTAACATGATATACTAATAAGCTGTTTTCAATCTTGTTTAGATCAGTAAAATTGGATGACACAAATTCAGTAGTGTTTACATCGTTAATTTCAAAGCGTTCTTCAAGATAGTTATCACCATATGGAATTACATATGTTCTGTTGAACACTTCTCGGCCAACGTTGAAAGAGGTAATATTTTGTAGTACTTTTTCTAAAATAAATTCGTTTGAAAGACCGTTAGTTTCGAATAATGTGTAATATGCACTGATTTCTTTCTTTAATCGTGCTTTATATTTCATGTATTCTTCAGCATTAAATCTAATAGCATCTACTAGATTATGTGGTTGATCGTCTAACAGTAATGCACCCAAAATTACGTCTTGATCAGTAACAACGATATCGGTAGCGTATGCTACATCTTTAGGTGTACTTGAGAAATTATTAACTTGTAGCGCATCGCCTTCAAAACCTACTTGATTCTCCATGTAGTTTTTAAAGTGTTGCGTAAATTCAGGTGATGATGTAGCTGTTATTTCTTCATTAGTAACATTGGTCTTCCAACTTAATGGTAGTTCAAATTTACTAATAGCTTTGTCACTTACTATTAATTGACCTGCGTTAGAAAATGCGTTGATTTCAATGAAATCCCCGTTTGAAAGATCAAATCTATCAAATACAATGTACCCGGCGCCGAATACCCCGTACTGCCAGTCAGTACGTTTAATACCATTTACAAATACATCAACGTCGTAACTGCTGTCTGATCTTAGATCTGGTACGCAGCCGATCCAAAATTCTCTGCGAGCATTATCAATATCAAATCGATCGATAGTATAAGTTGATACTAATCGTTGATATGCAGGACGATCAGAGGGTACCATCATTGACAGTAATTCATGCTCACCATTGAGCTCTAACTTGTAGAATTTATATCCTACTGTGCTTAGTTGATTTCCACCAAATGGCTGATATGTATGTGAATATGATGCCTGTGACATGTCGACAGTAAATTCGATCTCACTACTTGCTTTAAACCCAATCCACGAAAGCGGGAATCCTAACACATTATCATCGGCACCAGTACCTAATGTGTATGAGAAGATTTTATTACCTTCAAAATTATTATTAGGATACTTGCCGTTGTCGCCTAAGTAGTCGCCGTCTGTATCATATAAGTTAAACAGCGGTGCCTGATTGGTACTTACTTTTCTTTGGCATAGCTCTAAACCGGTAGGTGTAAATCTATATTCGGCACCAATATTTTCAGCACCTGAACGAACTAAGATTGCATCATCGACATTTAATTCCCAAGGCACAAAGTTAAAATCACCGTCTACTGCACCGATTGGATTTAATTCTGGGTGTGGTGCTCTAACAACAGCAATTGTTTCTGAGTCTAAATCTGTGAACGCAACATAAACATATTTTGCAACATCTGATTGCTCATTTGGGAAAATAATACTTTGACGTTCAATTGGTGTGCTGTCAATCAACAATCCTGTTGGTTTCCCGCGAACTTCATCAATAGTATATTGTGTACATGCAACTATTACGCTGCCAACACCACGCTTACCGTGATTATATAATTCTAGTCTGCGATCAAATTCAATGATTGGTCGTTCTGCACGGAAACGTCTATTTGGCAACTGCATACCTGCATCTTTGAAGTTATCTCGATGATACCAAAAGTTAATTGTGCTCCAAATATTTGTGTTTTCGGCTCCGCGCTGAACTGTTAAATATTCTGGTGGGCTAATGTTTAGTCCTGCGTCCCATTGTGAGTCGCCATCAAACTCATCGTCATCCATATCATTTTTATCAAATGGCCATTGCCCGCCCATTAGATAGTATTCACCGTTAGCAGGATTAATACCTAAGCGTGATCCTGCAGGATAACCGGTAAATTCTCTTGTTGCAAGTGTTTGCGCTTTGTTAACTGTCCATGTACTACCTGATCCTGCTACAATAATAGTATGCGGTAATATATCTGATGCTGAAAGAACCATTCCTACTTTAACTGTGCCGCTGCCGGTAGTTAGATTGGCTACAGATAGTGTAGTACCAGAAATAGTTAAGTTACCTGTTGCAGGAGTCCCTTGCCATTCATAGTTAACTTCTGCAAGAAAATCTCTGCCGGCAAAAGTTAATTCAGATGCTGCAATTACAGAGTTACGTTCTAGTTCAACAGCTTGCGATAACACAACAGTTGGTTTGACTGTAAATGTTTCAGGGAATGTATGAACCGTGTTATTTTCAACATCAACTTTATAAGTTCCTGTGCTGCCAGTTGACCCGCTAAGTTGCGAAACGATCTTAGTTTTATAAACAAGATCTGCATGATGTAACATCATACCTGCTGTTAATGAGCCATCGTTTACTGCTGTTACAGTAAATGTGGTTGATTTCTTAATAAAGCCTTGACTATTATTTCCAGTGTCACCTGGAGATGATGTTACAATATTACCAAGTTCTTTTAGTTGAAATCTGTTAGAGTCAACAACTAATACCTGATATCTTCCGCCGATAAGAATGTTACTAATAGGTGTGCTGCCACCGGCGTCATAAACAACTTCGTCATTGGTAGCTAGTCCGTGATTTGGATATGTAAACGTTCCTGTTGTAGGGTTCACATTTGCTGTAGGAACTGTTAAGTATGTACCAAAGTAGCCCTCTACTTCTGCGCTATCAAACTTCTTAGACACAATGCCGCTAGCAATACCGTTAATACCTTGACCAATTCTAACATTAGCAGGATCTTCTGTTAGGAAGATATCTGCTGTAACAACTACATTACTGCTTCCAGTAAAAATATTTGCGGTGTCTATATCATATGTAATATTGATATCAGCTAGCTCAACGTTAACAAACTTAGTGTAGCCACGACCTGCATCACTAACAGCAATCCCTGTGATTGCACCGTTTGCTGCAACGTTAGCTGTTGCTACTGCAACATTGACGTTAGAACCTGTTATGCTAACCGTTGGATTTACATATCCAATGCCTTGACTTACAACTGTGACACTAGAAACATTACCAGCTTGGTGTGCAATGTCTGGGTGATTAAGAGGGAAGTATGAACCGTCGTATGGCGCATCCACTGGTGTTGAAAACACAGTTTGGAATTGATTACGTCTCGGTACAACATAAATTCCTTGCCCCACGCCCTGAACAATATAATCAATTTCTAATTCACTGCTAGGAATTACGTATTGACCAGTGAAGCGGACAACCATGCCATTTCTAAAAGGCTTCCCGCCTACAGGTGTGTAATATTGTTTACCTAAAATATCACGGTCAATATCGATAGGATTTTCCAGTGTTCCTGCAACAGGGATAACTGTTGGTCCATCCGGAAACCAGTAGTATTCTTGATAGTTAACAAACTTATCAAGTTCAATGGGTGGCACAAAACTGTTAAAGTTTGCACCAAAAATTTTGTTTTGATTGGAAGTATCAACACCGTATGTAGATAGTATATCAATTAACTCGTCAAAGAATATAAAGTCTTCACTTTCTTTGGTAGTGTAGTTGATAGTGTTTACCACAGGGGATAATGCATAACGTGCTTTATCGTTGTTGGGTTCAGCTATGTACCCTGTAATGCCTACATCTGCACTTGATTTAGAACCTATATATCCCGATACTACTTCTACGTTTGCTTTACTAAACAGTTGCTCTACAGTGCTTTCAAAAAAGTTTTTGATTGCTGTAGTTTGTAGTACTACCGGAAGTTTTTTATAGATTTTGTTGCTCATCTAAATATACACCTTTTAACGATCAGCTCTTAATGTTTGTGAACTTATTTTTTCTACTATTTCAATGTCTGCTACTGTAGCTGTGCTTGCAAATAACTCGTTTGGCTCTGCTCTTACTGAGAACATATCACCAAATGCGCCCGAAGTGTTTTTAGGAAGAATAACAATACTTCCGATTGAACTGCCTAAACGCTGATGGATATATGAGCTTAATTCAGTAAAGTAAAACGTTTCCCCGAACTCCCAATTCTCTGCTTCGAAGTAGTTATTTATCGCTGTAATTATCTGGGATTTTAATTCGTTATCGCTGATATTATTGCTTAGTTTAACAACTCTAAATTTGGCTTGATATGCCTGTTCAGCATACGGTCCAAACAATAATTTAAATTTTGCACTGCGATAGACAATGGTATCACTTGCACTCTTATATTCATTTAGCCCTTCAAATTCGATTGCTAGCTCAGAGCTCATAGGCTCGAGCGGAAAGTTAGTAACTCCTGGCTGTCTTAAATATGTCTTAACTTGATTATAATAAGAAGTAGTTAACACAATCATCTCAACTACGTTACTAATACTCGGATCGATCCGCACATCTTTAGGCGCCACATGCTGCCAGCGGATAACTGAATCTTGCTGCAAAGGTTGTCTCAACTAATTGTACACGATTAATGTTTGTGCTGTCTGGTGTATTTAAATACACCTTATTTTCTGCTTCAGCATATACTTTTAATCCAGCTGCTTTACCTTGATCGTTTTCAACTACAGATGCTGTTGCAAAGTCTTTTGCAAATAACCAATTTAATACGTCCAACGTATAACCCTTAGCATAACTCTCACTAATTATCGTATCTGCTGAAATATCAAATCTAATAGTGTTTTCTTTTCTAAAATCTGCAATTACACCTTGTGTAGGCCTATCGTAGGTATAACCATCGAAATCAGTATAGTATTCAAATATTTGAATATTTTTATCGTATACATATTCTTTAAACTGTAGCGGACGATCTGGAACCATGTCGCTGTCGCTGTCAATAGGAGCAACAATTACTTTTCTTGGATCAACATAACCATCGTTGTATTTGTATACATCTGAGATTTCCCACTCAATTTCTCTGTCTAATCGTTCTTTATTTTGTATGTAGTCAACAAGGATTTTATCGCTGCTCACCGCACTGGTTCTATCAGTTGAGTAGTGGTATCTGTTTAATTGTAGGTCACTGTATATCAAATTGCCAGTCTGTGCAGTCACATTAGCGTTAGCTAAAAACAGTCTACCGCTTACACTAGTATCAACATTGGATAAGCCAGTTGTGCCGTAGCTATAACAGTTAGCATTGCCACTGAATACAATTACAGATGTTCCATCATTAGACGGTAACCTATATGTAATATTACCTGTAGCAGGGTCGATGATGTTACCACCAAATGTTGTGCTGTTAAAAGGTACAGTAATATTGCTTGGGATTTTATTAATTTGACCTGAGTTGTTTGCAATGGTAACAAATAATGTTTGTGATTCTAGCTCACCGGTATCAAACAATGTTGCCAACAACACAGTTGCTTCACTAACATATTGATTACCGGTTGCAGTATCCACTGTATTAGATACACTGCCCCTTGGTCGCATTAGACCAAAATTACTTTTCCAGTACACGTTTACATCAAACCATTTTGTATCTCGGGTCTTAAGCACGATCCCAGGATCATACGTTCTTGGTATGTATGTTGCACCAGTTGAAGTATTTCTCCAACGAAAATCATTTGCGCCTACTTTGTGCCACTCAAACGTGTCATTGTTAAACGGTTTAGCATTAATAGTAGTAAATGTAATTTTGTCCTTAGAACTCTTGTTGTCATTGTCAAGCACCTTAACATTTTTGATGTTATAAAATTTAAGATCGTTTTTACTTTGAACAACATAGTCTTGACCGCGTGAGGTCAAGTTATATCTATAGCTAACTGTGTTAATAGGAAAATATTCCATTAGCAGTAACCAACTAGAGTCTAGTCCTTGCCCAGTTGTGTCTTTTTCATAAGCAACATTAAATGAACCAGTCTTATCTAAATCTTTGTTTGCAATAACATACCAAGAATCTGCATATAGATCGTAGCCTAAACCAAATGTTCTTCGATTGTTGATTTCAGTCTGAATAGCGTCTGCTTCACTAACCGTAAATAATTTTCTCAACGATACAATAACTTCTGTTGCTAACCAGCCGCGGCTCACAGTATCACTTAATGTCCATGGGCCAACACTAGTAACTAACCCGCTTGCTAGGGCGCCGTTGTTTTCAATGTTAATAATTCTTACCCACTTGTAGTCTGACAAGTCGTTTGAGTTAACAAACTTAACCAAGCAGTTTTCTTTAAACATTCTTGTTCGATCATTAATATTCAGCATTACTACTTGTGTGCCTGAACTAAATGTTTCCGTCATATAACCTGTGTCACCCTGTGCGTCAGCAGGTAATGGTTCCCAACGTATGTTTAAGTTGCTTATAATAAACTTGTTTTCCTGGAAGGCAGTCCAATTATTTCTAAGACCATAGTAAACAAAATTGTTTATACGCTGCTTTTTAAGAACTTCGGGTAAAATGCCAACAACTACTTCGCGCGATGTTGTGTTATCATTAATAACAATAGATTCACTGTCGTTGCTATCTTCAACAAATAATATTGCATCCTTAGCAAACGTATCAAGACTTTGATACGTACCAGTTGGGTCGTTGATATCTATGTAACGACTATGGCCTGCATGAGTCTTATTGATTGCTTTAAGCTTTAAAATGTTGTTGCTCTGGCTTAATGGAAACACATTATAGTCTTGAGCAGATACCATTCGGTTCTGTGTATAATAAACTTGTGGTGCTCTACGCTTAATAGCATTTAAACTTTCAGCAGGCAAACTGTTATTAACACGATATTCAAGCTTAAATGTAAGTGTTAACGCTTGATTTTTATTTTGTTTATCAACATACGGGACCACAATAGAAACGTTTCTTACGTTTTCAGGTTGTAGAACATAACGAGTTGGATCGCTGGTTCGATACCATAATCTATACACGCCATATGGACTATTGCCAAAGTTGCCATCGCTAAACTTTAGTTTAATTCCACCATTATCAATGTTTTCAACTGCGTATAAATTCTTAGTGCCTTTTGAAACACTATTATAGTTTAATGTTTGACCAACAGTGTTTGGTACTTTTTCCCACTTGCTTAATGGGAGACCGGCGGTGTTGATTTCCTGCAAGTATACATCAATTTCATTGATATTTAAATCACTGATAGTTTCTTCTCTGTTTTGTAAAGACAGGGTATAATCAAAATCTTTAAATTGTAATGTTCCTTGTTTAAACATTACAAAAAATCCTGTATTTTTACTAGAAAGGCCTAAGCTGTCATTTCTGTAAATAATGTTAAACAAATTAGTAGGATCGGGATGTCTTTCGAAAAAATACCCGTTATCAATAAAATCAGGATTTACTACGCTAAATGGTCGGGTAACTCCATCGGCTGCAACACTGAAGTTGTAGGTAATGGGGGCTGTTATCGAAGTGTTTAATTGATATAAGTCTGTGGGAATATTACCTAACACACCCGATTTTACTGGTGCAGTAAATCGGTTTGCGCTACTCATTGCAGCATTTAGCACTGTAATAAACTGCTCATAGCTTAAAGGATTGTTTGCATCATCCCAGAAGACATTAACATTATTTAGATTATTACCTTGACTGTCTGTGAGCGATTCTGTTGTTTTAACACCAGTAAGCTTCATTAGGCCACTTGCTGGAATATTACGTTTCGGGTTATAGCCAAGCATACGTGCAAGCTTGAATACACTGTCGCGACGTTCAGCAGTTTCTAAGAAATTCTCTCTGCTGTTTAAATCCATACGGAATGCTAATGACTGCGAAAGGTATGCTAGCATTTCGATGATAGCAATGAATTCACTGCTTTCAATATAGTCATTGAAATTTTCTGGATAATTAGTTCTTACATATTCGACCAGTGCAGTTCTAATGCTGTCAAAATCATATGCCTGAAAGTTTACCTGACTATATGCTTTATACGCTACTGTCCAATCCTCGGCAGCAAACAAATTATTTTGTCTATTAACTATTGCCATTATTCGATACCTTCATTGATTTGTTTTTCAAAAAGCAAGTATAAACTTTCAGCGTTATTAAATGGTAAGTACTTTAATACTAGCTCAGCTGAAATAGCATGATCAGCCATATAAATTATGAGATCTAGTAACTCTACTCTCGTTTCTTTTGCAACGATTCGTCTTATGTCTTCCTTTATACGCGATACTAAAATCTCGTCATTTGGGTCCATAAGAATGTCCCAAATAATGCTGCCAAAATTAGGCCGCATCACTCGCTCGCCTTTTTTAGTGTAGAATTCGTTGAGCAGATCTCGTTTGATGAGCTCTTGATCCGTTACAGTAAACGGAGCTTTTACCCGATCTAAAGTAGTGAAACCTTTGAATATTGCCATAACAATATTTATCAAAAAAATTAAATACTGTTTTAATTACCGCTCAAAATAGGTCTTGACAAATTTCAAAAAGGTTGTTATAGTTACATTAGTGTTTAACATCAGGAAATAGCATATGTTTGTAAAGATTCCCGAAAATGGTTACTGGTTCAAGAAGGACGGCATCCGAAAGATTGAAGAAAAATATGGCGCTAGGTACATGGGTTATTGGGCTACTAAGAACAGTCGCGGTGGTTGGAATGACAGCCCGGTAGATGTGTTCTATCAACCTAATCCGGAAACCAGTAAAGGCCATACCCATTACTTTGGTATGTTTATTAAGAATGATCCGTATAGTGGTGAAGGTACAGGCAGTGTTTATATTACAGAAGCTAGTAGTGCTTTCAGCGACCCAATTGCAGGTATCCCCACAGATGATGGTGAGGTTATTGTAAGTCGTTATCGGCATGATTATGTTGAAAAAGATGGGCGCATGATTGATGGTGGACGCGATTATACTCGTAGTAGTGTGCATCCAACTGTAATTGTTACAGTAGATGGCGACGAGTTTGTTGTATTAGAAAGGGAAGACATTGAAGAAGGTATCTAAAGAACAAGCACTAAAGACAGCGGCGTTTGTTGCTGTGTTTGGTATCACTGGTATTGTTGCATATGCTGCAACTCGTGCCTATAAGTCAATTATGGACATTGGTGATTTTGACGGTGACTTAAGTAACGACTCAGGACTATCTCAAATGATGGGTGAGCGTGACGAATAAAGTATTTGTCGCCGTTAAAATTTCGGTTGACATTTTAAGCGTAGAATAGTATAGTAAGGTGTAGTTAGTAATAACTACGTTATGTTCAACTTAACAAAAAGAGTGATCTCAACAATGAGAAAAATTGCACAGAAGTTTGATGAAATTTGTGCCAAGGCAGAAGCGTATAACAAGGAAAATAAAACCGATCGCTTCTACAAGATGTATGAACAGCGCAAGCGGTTTATTACAATGGGTCTGTATGACAGCGTAACAAAGAAGTACGCAGTATTTGATACCATTAACCTTACCGGTAACTTCCGATACGACAATCATACTGTCCCGCAAGAGCTGTATGATATGGAGCGGCTAGTTAAGTCAGCTAAGTAAGTTCAACGGTTTGAACTAAAATGGCAGCAGCAATGCTGCCATTTTTTTTATCTGCGTGGGCCTGCAAAGTATTCAGTTGGTCCTACATAATTAGCAGCGTTAAATTCTTCACGTCTTGACTTGATAAGGTCACCCATCTGTCTAGGTGACAACTCGCCGTCAGCAGTTCCATTTGGCGGTGCAATATTTAAATTATCTGGACTTTGGAATACTTGGCCTTGGAAGTATCGTTTATCATTAAAATCTTGACGGTATACGAGCTGGTTAGTAGGAGTAGGAACGTTACTACCAATAGTAGGTCCGAGACTCCATTGGGCCATTAGTCTAGGCACTTCGTTGTATTTGCCTTCGTTAAGTGCTCGTAGTACGTTACTGTTTCTAAAATTTTCTTCGCCGATGTCTTTAGCAAAAGCTGATAATGCTTGAGCTTGATTATTATTAAGTGGTACACTAATAGAATTTTTAATGTTGTTGTATGTTCTTGCCATTTCACTTTGAATGGCGAGTGAACTAGCCACTGGGCCGACGCCATTTTTAAAATCTACTAGTGTGTTACCCAGCGAATCTCGATAAATTAAACTACCTGCATCGTTTACAACTTCAATACCCAATTCTTTTAACCTGTTAACAGCATCTAAACCGTCTCTGGCTTGTGCCAGTACGCCATTAATTTGATTTTGCATATCTCGAATAGCAGGAATGTTTAAATCGATCGGAAGACCAAATCTATCTAAGCTAAACTGCTGTAGTTGTGCTTCTAGCTCTTTTAACTGTTTCATTGATGCTATTATTCTTTGCTGTAACGCATTAACGGTAGGAAATCTAACTAGTGGTATTTGTGCTCTAATAGCCGCAGCAAATGCGCTTTGGTTCATCACTTCATTTATCTTTTTTTCTAATGCGCTACTAAAATCATTAACAGCATTTCGAACATCTGCATATGTCGGAATAGAATTTTGCAAATTTGCAAGTTCTGCACTAGCTCTTGAAGCAGTGTCATTTAGTGCCCTACTAGCAGACCCTGTTGCGCCCTGTGCTCTAGTTGCAGCAGAGTTGACAGCGGCCGCTGCTCTTGCCGAAGGTGAGTCAGCTGATTGTGATACTGGGTTTCCGTTGGCGTCATTATATCCATCGCCTGCATAGCAGGCGCCCGGAGTTTGTGCGTCACTTGGTAAACCAGTTGCATCGGCCGAGGCAGGTGGGAAGTCTGCTGTTACACCCTCATCTGCACCCTGTGCAGTAGGATCTTCTTTTAGAATAACAGCACCCTGATAGTGACCGGAGTATGGTTCAGCAGTAACTAGGCATGTTACGATACTTTTGATAGTATCAGCTTTACCTGAACGATTACCATTATTTTTAATAGCATTTTCACCTCTTAAGGCAGCATCCATATCAAATTCTGGTGCCGCGGCAGGCTGGTCTTTATGTTCATTCATCCCGATCTCGCTTGCCGGAGCGGCTGCTAATGGAATTGCTGTAAATCCAGGACCACTATTTAAATTAATTGCTGATGTACCAACTATACCAACAGTTCCCGGAGAAGTTAGACCAATTCCTGCTGTACCTTTCATTGATATTCCGCCCAAACTTGCTTCTAATACTAGTGGACCAGTACCAGTGAGTAAAGATAAGCCCTGCTCTCCAAAATTTTGAATTGCAATCTTGCCAGCCGCGTTTAGATCAAAGTCGCCGCCTGCTGAGGTAATTGCAAAGTTTGTTGTTGCAAATTGTTGAATATCAGCAGCAGCGTCTAATCTGATCGCGCCGCCTGTTCCTAGTGCCCCTACACCGATAGACTTTCCTGGCGCTGGTCCTAAGTATTCCTCTCCAATATTATCTCCTGCTGCTTTGATGTTTACATCATTGCCGGCTTCAATATTGACATTCTTATCTGCACGTAGATTTAGATTCCCTTTGCTGCGGATGTTCATCGAACCTTGTCCGTAAAAATTTATATTCCCCAATCGGTCCATCTCAAACCAGGCTGTGCCTGATTTATTAATCATGTAAATTGAACCGCTGGTATCGTCTAGTATTAACTGTGTGCCACCACCGGTGCGTAAACGAATCATACTACTACCAGGATTGTCATCCATAATAAATTGGTGGCCGCCCATTCGGTGTGCATTAAGTGGCGTAGTTGTAGAACTACTTCCAGGTTTTAGCGGCCCAGGTGTTAGTATACCAAATACTTGACTAGGGCTTTCACGTCTCGCACCTGCACTACCTGCGCCACGTAACGGGTCGTTAATCAAACCTTGTGTTACGATACCTTCAGCAAGATATGGTGCAATCGGACGGCGAACTTCATTACTGTTATGATCTATTCGTGCTTCTTTTTTATTTTTTTCAGCAACTGGGACCTGTAGTTTGCCTTCGCCGTATGAAAGTGCGCCTGCCATGCCTGGAACCATGTGATTAAATCTATCAGGAAAAACACACCCTATGATATAAGGATGTTTCTTTTTGCCATCGCCAAATGCCACTAAAACTATATTACCAACATCTGGGGGTACCATCCACATGCCATAACTTTTTTGTGTTTGTTCGTAGCGTTCTACATCAGGATTTACTGGAATCGCTGCTACTGGTGTAGAACCTGCAAACGGACTAACCCATGTACATTCCCTATAACCAGCTGGATCAGTTTTGTCCTTAGCTAACGCTGCAATAAAAACTTGTATTGTGCCGGTACGGCTAGTATCATCCGTCCTAGTAACTTCGCCTTGATATATACCGTAAAGAGGGTTAGTCTCTAGCTGTTCTGCTAGCTGGTCATTCTTTTTTGTAGCGATAATTGGATTTGATCTAGTTGACATTTATTAACCGCCTGTATCTGTAAAAAATATTGTTCCGCCGCGCTCGCCGCGGTTCCCTACTACTCGATGCCCCGGAGTTCGTAGGGCCCTGTTTCTAAACTCGATATTTGTTCCCGGGCCATATGCACGAACATCATATGCTGTAAAGTTTAACCATGTGTTATTTGCACCAGACAACTGTGATAAGATATTGTTTGTTACCCTGGCTATCTGTTGCTGACTTGGATTTGTAAAACCTTCACTTGGTTGACGCCCGTTTGCGCTTGTTCCAGTTACAGCTTGGAATGCATTTCTTGCTCGTAGTTGGTCTTCGATACCAGTGCCGCGGCCGCCAGAGTTAAGTCTTGCTCTGTTTAATATAACTGCTGCGATATTTGCGTCTTCGGCGCCTCCGCCTCCGCCGCCACTTTCGCCAACTGTTGCCCTAACTAATAATTCCCACTCTCTAGGTGTTATGGATCTACCTAAGAATGCTTCAGCTTGAGCCTTAGCTTGTTGACTCTTTTCTCCGCCTAACTGAAGTGCAGGTAAATCTTCAAGTGGTATAGGTCCTGTTGTAGGATCATTTGTGCCGCCGCCACTAGCAGTTTCGCGAGACGATGCCGCTTGGTTAAGAAAGTCATTTTCTTCTTCGGCAGTGAAATAATCGTCCCATGCAGGAGGTGTCTCGCCCGGTGGAACTCGTTTAATCCATTGCAGTGGAACACTATGTTCTTTTACTGCCTGAATTTCAGTTGTATATACCCCGTTGCTGAATTTATTTTTCCACTTAAGTGGCATATATAGCCCACTAAAATATCCGCTGGTTCTACCATCGCTCCAATATCCTGAGTTTTCATCTTCATCACTTATATTGTAATCGTATTGAGTTGGTGTGCCGATAGTTAATAAAAAATAATAGGCTGTCTTATTAGGGTATACTGTTTTATCAGGACTACTTTTACCATATTCAAATTTTCCATCAGCCAACGAAGTTAACCAGTAAGGATCACCTCGAAGACTTAAATCTATGTTAAGTAAAAAATGATCGCCTTCAGATCTCGTTCTATAAACATAACCCATTAACACACTGGACGGACCAGTACTAGTCATCCCGCTGAGCGGACTGTTAACACTTCTGGTTTGTGGCGTTGCGCCGCCTGCTCCTGTGGGGACATTTGTGTCTAATACATTTAGCCCAGCGGCTTCGATTTCTTCTGTAGTAAATCTACCTGGTTGTACAATATCTTCAGAGTACAAAAACCCACTTACTTCAGGTGCATAGCTGCCCGAATTAGTAACATTTACTAGCGGTGCTGTTGTTGGAGTAGCAGCAGGATCACCTCCCTCACTAGTTTCTAGTGCTCTTACTAATCGCTGAGCTTCTGTTGCTGCTAACGAATCTACTAAAGTTCTCACCGATGTTCCGGTTGCATCATTTAAAATGCCTGCAATTTCGGCTGGGGATCTGTCAATGGTTCGCGCAATGCCGTCAACTCTATCTCCAATTTCTGAACCAAGTCCTCTTATCTTGTTGAAAATATCTACTAATGATTTTTTATTTCGTGCAGTTTGTGCCGCCTGTAGTTCTGGAATCAATGATAAATCTCTATTTCGGGCTTCACTGTTGGATCTTGCAGGCGCTGATGTTACCGAAAACTCACCAGCTGTGCCACCGCTAGGTGGTAGTAATATAGTTACTGCATTATCAAGTGAGATATCTAAATTAATAATTTGATCGTTGAGTCCAGTAAAAATATAAAAATATGATTTATGCAGCGCACCTGCATTATATAAATCTTGCAACCTCTTAGTAGCAATAGCAGTGATCGGTCGTTCTTTACCGAATGATGAGCCTTTTTCACTTAAAAAGGCTACTTCCTTAGTGGTTAACATAATATCACTTCTGATGTCCTGAGTCAGATAAGGGGTATAGGTGTATCTTCGTGTATACCGACCGCGGTCTTTATCCCACCCTAAATTTTCAACTTGAGTATGGATATCAAACCAATTAATAAATGTTTGTTCATCATTTACTTCTGTATTACCAGGATCATCCATGTCACCACTTCGTCTAGTTACAGTGGCTCGAAATTCTTTATTCATTGACAAAATGGTTGCAACTATTTTTTCAATAGTGTCACCTTTTGTTAGATTGATATTTACCCCTGGTGGGTTAGCTTCAGTAGTTCCTGCATTACTTGCGCCGTCAGCGGCGTTTATCGCATCAGTTTGGTTTCGTCCAGCGTTGTCGGGATAACGCGGATTAGTAGCACCTTCAACTGTTTGGTCGTCTCCCTGAGTAGGAATAGATTCATTTCGAATATACAACTGTTGCGTAGCCGCACCTGTTGTGGTTGTACCTTGTGATTCTGACGGCTGGGGTCTTACTAGTGCAGAAACATCAAACTTAACTTCATCTGGTTTGTATTCTGTTGATTGCGATCTCAGTATATTATTGTAATTTGTTTCTAGACTGGTAAAAAATTCTGTAATAGTAGACCCACGAATAGTAGTATCTCTTGATAATTTAAAAGTTTCGTCGTTTTTACCAACCGATGACAGGATTGACCCAGTAAATTCGTACTGACTACCAGTATTATTGATTTGAACACTTATTTTTCTAATCATTAATTGATAGGTAATTGTGTCTATAATCTGTGTAGCTGAACCCTCATCTTCGTTATTTTCAAAGTCTGTGGTATAACCAACAAAGTTAATATCTATATACATTGTAAAATCGCCGGCTGTTAATTCAGCGTCGGTTGCACCGAGATATTTTCTAGCGTATTGTATTTGATCTAATAAATTTGCTGCCCCAGGTTGTACTACTGTAAACGTCGCATTTATTGCGCTTAGATCTGGATCTGGCACACCATCAATTTCTAAATTGTCGATTTGATTTCCTGTAACACCTGTTTGTGCAACGATAACAATGTTCTTATCTCCGGGTGTAGCGGGGCTAGTTGCTGTAGCTGGAGTATCTGACCTAGCACTTGATCCGCTGTTGGCTAAGTTAGGATCAGTTGGGTTACCGGAAGGAATGTTGCGAGGATCAATTCCCTGTGCAGCCAAATCTGCCGGAGTTGTATTCACCCCTTGTGTAGCAACGGCGTTGCCTGTGTTAGAACCTGCAGGAGTAGCAGCACTTATTTGTTCTTTCTTAAGATATAAACGTAAATTATATGCAGGATTATCGTACTGGTCTAGTATGTTTCCGTACATTTCTCCTAAGTAAGGATCATAAATTTTAGGAGACTTAATTTTTCCAGTCATCTATTATTTCCTGATACAACATTAACATTATCTGCACTGGGCATGAATATAGCTAATCCAGCTTTAAAATCTCTAATCGGGTCTTTTAATATGTTAGGATTTCTAAGTGCAAATACCCACCATAATCTTGCACTTCCGTATATATCGTGCGCCAACAAATCAGGGCGCTCGTCATACATAGCATTAATAACATACCGTTCATCATTTACACTTTCCGGAAATGACGGCAAGTTGTTAACATCTAAAAATGTATCGTCTAAGAAGTTTGCGTTACGAAGAAAGCTATCTTTTTTATACGTTGTTTTAGCCATTAAATAAATCCGTCCGTGTATTGAATGCCACTAGTAATACCGTCGATACTGAATCGTCTACGTAGCTTATGTGGAGTATATTGCGGCTTCAAGTTGATCATAATGTTGGTTAGCGTAGGTACGTAAGTAACTTGTTGGTTAACCACAACAGGAACATAATCAACATTGTCCGGTAATTGCATACTCCAGTTGGTCACTACTACTGGTACTTTGTTAAATCCGTGATCGCCTAAATATTCAAACAATAATACAGGGGGCGGCGTTCCAGCTGTACCCCTGGCAACAGCATCATCACCGAATGAAGCTTTAGTGCAAATTTTTAAGAATGTCATTATAGCCAGCAAATATCTTGCTTCGTAGATATCGTTAGCACTAAAATCTGCTGTAATCGGAATATCTGGCGGTCTGCTGCTGATAAAGGTATTGATAGGATAATTCATGCCTTGCATTATTGTTTCATTGTATTCAGCACTGCCGCTCATAAAGATGGTAGGCGTATACTGCCATACTATACCGCCTGTGCGTTGCAACGGACTCAACAGATAATCGCCATCGCCTCCTATGTCACCGTAGAACCGCTCTATTCCGCCGTTTTTTGGGCGAAGTCTTGCTCGCCAGTCATACGTGCCAGATAATGCACCTTCTTCGTCTTCGGTTGATACTACTTGGATTGTTGCAAACGCATTAGCCTGTTCTTGCACTTCAGTTTTAATTCGATTGTTAAATTGATCCCTATAAGCATTATCGAAATTGGGAGTTCCGCCGCCAAGTCCAGGAAGTAAATTGTCAAGTAATTGGCCTGCTGCACCGCGTAGAATAGGATTACCGATCCTACTTACCGCGCCACCGATTTTATTTTGGGCTACTGATCTTAGTGCAGTTTGAGTATTTTTTAAGAACGAAGGTAATGCTGGCATGTTTTCTCCTGTTGTATTAATATTTATCACTATCATTAACACATACTTTAATGTTTTCGATATTCTGGTAAGATTTCACTTGACAATGATAAGTTATAGTATATAATAGTGGTTACACTATAGGAGTTTACATGACTGTAATAAAAAAAGTTAACTATCTAAACAATAAAGACATTTTAAAGGAAATACACAAGAGCAAAATGAGCTATTGTTATTTGGAAGATGACAAGTACGACATGTATGATCTTATTGTAGATGATGTTAAAAAAATTAACAAAACTGCACTAAAGCAAGCAAAAGAAAACAAAGCTAATCGTATCCAGAGCGAAGGATATGCAGAAGCAATGTTGCAGCATAATACCAAAGATTACAAAAATAAACCCAAACAAAAAGACTTTGCTATTAATGTGTCCGATATCAACGATGAAGATATTGTATTCCGTGTAATGACATACGAACATATTCCCGAAGAGTTTGGTCGTAAAAAGAATCCTAAAACCGAAGCTGAAGAAAAAAGTCGCGTAAACTTCCCCCCATATAAACAATATGCTTATCAAAACGGTGAACTAAAAGAAGTGGCTCGCAGTCACTGGCGCGGTAGCTTAAGCAACGGTGAATTCTGTGTTGATCATGGTAAGATTACTAACAAGCTCGGCACTATGTTTCTCAAGCTTGTTGAACGCTACAGCCATCGTAGCAACTGGCGTGGCTATACTTACGTAGACGAAATGCGCGGTCAAGCATTAGTGCAGCTAAGTCAAGTTGGACTACAATTTAACGAAGCAAAAAGTGATAACCCATTTGCTTATTACACAGCCGCAGTAAACAATAGTTTTACTCGTGTGTTAAACTTAGAAAAGCGTAATCAAGTTATCCGTGATGACATTCTCATTGAACACGGTCACTTACCAAGCTTTGGACGTCAAATGGCGCATGAAGCAGAAATTAAAGCATTGCGAGAAAGCGCAGAAGCGGAAAAGCCTTCCTTTGAGGAGTATGATGAACAATGAGTCAGCTGTTCAAAACAGCGGCTTGCTTTACTGACATACACTACGGACTAAAGCAAAACAGCCGCGTTCACTTAGATGACTGTCACCGATTCGTAGATTGGTTTATTGCAGAGGCAAAAGCTCGAGGAGCAGAAACCTGCATCTTCTTAGGTGATTGGAGTCACCATCGTGCCAGCGTTAATGTTGCCACAATGAATGCCAGCATCAAAGACCTTAAGAAACTAAACGATAACTTTGAAAAGGTATACTTTATTACTGGTAACCACGACTTGTACTACAAAGACAAGCGTGATTTAAACAGCATTGAGTATGCCCGCGACTTAGCTAATGTTGTTATGGTAGATGAACATTTTGTACAAGATGATGTTGCTATTATGCCATGGCTGGTAGCTGACGAGTGGAAGAAGGTTAGTAAACTTAAAGTTAAATACTTGTTTGGGCATTTAGAGTTACCCTACTTCAAAATGAATGCTATGGTGGAAATGCCTGATCACGGTGGGCTCAGTGCCGAACATTTAACTGGCCCTGAATATGTGTTCAGCGGACACTTCCACAAGCGTCAGTACAAAAACAACATTCACTATATTGGCAATGCGTTTCCGCACAATTATGCAGACGTTGACGACAACGACCGCGGTGCGATGTTCTTAACTTGGGACGAAGAACCAGTGTATGTTAATTGGCCTGACTGTCCGAAGTTTAAGGTAGTTACACTAACCGATCTTATTGACAACCATGCGAATTTACTTGACAAATACACCCATGCTCGTGTAAAATTAAACATCAGTATCAGCTACGAAGAAGCAAATTTTATCAAAGAAAAGTTTGCAGAGCAGTACGGTGTTAGAGAACTACAACTAATTCCTGTGAAAGATGATGAGCAGGAATTTGAGGGTGGGGAAATCAAGTTTGAAAGTGTGGACCAGATTGTTATCCAGCAATTACAAACGATTGAATCTAACACAATTAATGCACAAAAGCTAATTGATATCTATCATGGATTAGAAGTTTAATGCTTAAAATTAAAAATGTCACAGCCAAGAACTTTATGAGTATTGGCGCACAAACACAGGCTGTAAATTTTGACAACTGCAACCTAACACTTGTGCTAGGACACAACCTAGACATGGGAGGAGATGGTAGCAGGAACGGTACTGGCAAAACCACTATCATCAATGCACTCAGTTATGCGCTTTATGGCGAGGCATTAACTAACATCCGCAAGGATAACTTGATTAACAAGACCAACGGCAAGAATATGTTTGTTACAGTTGATTTTGATATCAACGGTAAGGAATATAGAATTGAGCGCGGCCGCAAGCCTAATGTCCTGCGTCTTATCGTAGACGGAAGTGATAACGGCGATGCAAGTAATGAAGACGATGATGCACAAGGTGATAGTCGCGAGACACAAAAAGAAATTGAAAAGATTGTGGGCTTCCCGCATGAAATGTTTAAGCATATCATTGCGCTGAATACTTACACAGAACCGTTTCTAGCGATGAAGGCTAACGACCAGCGCAACATGATTGAACAGTTGCTGGGCATTACAGAGCTGAGTGAAAAAGCTGACCTGCTTAAAGAAATTCTCAAAAATACTAAGGATAGTATCAAAGAGGAAGAAATACGCATTGCAGCAGTGAAGTCTAGTAACGAACGTATTGAAAAAAATATAAGTGATATCGAACTGCGAGGCAAAGCTTGGGGGAAGACCAAAAGCGATAAACTTGCTGATATGGCTACAACTATTAGCACATTAAGCGAAATTAACATCGAGCAAGAAATTACTAATCACAAGCACAATCAAACTGTAAAAGAACTGAATGACACTAAAACTGTTCTAGTAAAAGAAAAAGATCGTAGCGACACTAGCTTTAATCGTAGTGCGAAAAAGTTAGACGAGCTAAAAGCTAATCTACAAAAAGCACAGGAAGGTATGTGTCCAGCCTGCGGTCAAGGCACTGCACATCTTAGCACACACGAAGAATATACTCGCGAGTTAGTTAACAAGATCGCAGAAGAACAAAAGTATCACGACGATATTGAAATCCGTATTAACGAGCTTATACTTGCACTTAGCGAGTATGCAGATATTGCAGACGAAACGGATACATATTATAATGATCTAGAAAGTGCGCTAGAGCACAAACATAATCTAGATACACTGGCAACCCAGTACGCTGAAAAGTTAGAAGAAACAAATCCATATATTGAACAAGTTGAGCAGCTACGAAACACAGGTCTCGAAGATATCACATGGGATTACATTAATGATTTAACTGATCGCAAGGAACATCAAGAGTTTCTACACAAACTATTAACCAGTAAAGATAGTTTTATTCGAAAGCGTATCATTGATCAAAACATCAGCTACCTAAATCATCGTCTTGCTTACTACTTGGACAAGATTGGTTTGCCGCATGACGTTAAGTTTAACAGCGATCTAAGTGTTGAGATTACTGAGTATGGTCGCGACTTAGATTTTGACAATTTGAGCCGAGGTGAGCGTAACAGACTTATTCTTAGCCTAAGCTGGGCATTCCGTGATATTTACGAGAGCTTGAATCGACCCATGAACTTGATGTGCATTGACGAGTTAATCGATAGCGGAATGGATACCATGGGTGTTGAAAACAGTCTTGCTATTCTAAAGAAAATGAATCGAGAACAGCATAAAAACATTTTCCTAATTAGTCACAAAGAAGAGCTTGTTGGTCGTGTTAACAACGTATTAACCGTTATCAAAGAAGGTGGTTTTACCAGCTACAACACTGATACTGAATATGTTAATTGATATTGTATTAGGTCATAATGCTGAATATACGTTAACATATGAGCTGTTTGACCATAGGGTAGCAGAACGCATTTGGCAGAGATTTCAAACAACAGAGTTTGAATTTTTAAGTCGTACACAATTTTATAACTTTGGTGAAACTGTAGATTCTGTGCAAGCAAAGTTAGATGAATCTATAGAACACATCAAACAGTTAATGCCAGGGCAGTTTAATAACGCTGACGATTTAAACCAACTGCACATTAACTTTCCAGATCTAGTTAAAAATACTTCAGGCGAATTACGACAAGTATTGAGTATGTTCAATTATCATCTTCACCATTTAGAAGATATAACCAGATACCAAAACAAACGTTTTTTATTTTCTCACCAGGATCCTGGTGAACCATTAGAAGATAATGACTATGATTTGTTTACTCCCACAAGATTAACAAATCATTTATACATGAATTATCCTCATGTAGGAAAGCACATTTTAGAATTGTTCTACGATAAAGATGCAAATATTCCAAAGGAGCACATAATTCCCACAAGTTTATTAAAGAATGATTGTGTAGCTTGGTTTGCACCTAATCAATATGCAATCAATTCTAACGATATTATAAAAAAGGTAAAACGTTGGTTAATGCCTATAGCAAATAAATTGCCATATGAGTTAAATGACAAGCGTCTTGCTATCGGACATATTTGTCTAGGCAAACTTATTGGTTCGCCTGATCTTGACAAAATAGCAAATAACTGCTATATTAACAGAGTAGAAGTACGATAATTCAAAATACCTTATATTGCAGTTTGCAGTAGTTTAAATACACTGATGAGCTGGATATATAAAGGTCAAACAGTAAACGAATTACCTGAAGGTACGGAAGCGTTTGTTTATTTGATTACTAACCTTACTAACAATAAAAAATATGTTGGTAAAAAGTTAGCCCGATTCAAAAAAACACGCCCCCCACTAAAAGGTAAAAAGAACAAAAGACGCAGCTCAGTAGAAAGTGACTGGCGCGACTATTGGGGCAGTAACGATCATTTAAAGGAAGATGTTCTGCGTTTAGGTGCAGAATACTTTACTCGAGAGATACTGTACTTTTGCCCCAGTAGAGGCGTAGCCAGCTATTTAGAAGCCAGAGAGCAGTTTGAGCGCAAGGTTTTGGAAACAGACGAGTACTACAACGGCATTATAAACGTTAGAGTAGGCGGTTCACAAATCCTTCGTGAAGCACTAAAGAGAATATAATTACATATACAAACATGGCATCATATGGCAGTTTTACACACACCTGGCAAGCACAGAGCATAGCTCAATCCTCGTTTAAATCATTTACATAAGGCACTGCACCGCCCAACCGAGGCCAAAAATCGGATTCCTTGAGTCTTCGTAGCGATTTCGTTACGGCGTCAGATCTGGAATGCAGTCGGCAAGATGCAAACAACGTTATGGCATTAAAAGAATGCGGGCACTGAGAAAAAGCAACCCGCTGGTTGGTATAATCAAACTCCACTAGATTATATTGGCTTCCGAGCGAATACAAGTGACGGTAGTGTATGGGGAGAGAAGGCGCTCTGCTTCCTAACAGCACCCGGGTTGGAGATGGTGAAGCTCATCGTGATGACGCTTTATTTTTTGTTCACCCTGTAACGGGTGAACTATGGCTCCACTATCGTGATAACTTCGTAATTAATAAAACAAATAAAAACATATCTTACAAATGAATGAGCGTAGTGAAACGAAGTGAATGAATGCAGTAAGATAAGACACGAAGTGTCTACTAATTGTTGTAGGGATAAGCGTATATAGCTAGGTGTATCATGATGGAGATGATATGGAGTGTGTACATTATAGCAGACATAAAAAAAGCAAGCATTACGCTTGCTTTTTCTTTATATTTTTTTAGGTAATTTACTTACATCCACTCAGTGGCCGATTTACCTGCTTTGGCTTTACTATAATCGTTAAGGACTTTAACTGCCGTTTCTCGTTCACTGTGACTCATGTGCCATACTTCGGTCCACGAAAACGAACCGCCACTATATATGACTAGTTCTGTTAGGTTCTTTTGAAGTTCTTCTGCTCCCTTTTTTAGTGAGCCTAAATATGCAACAATCTCTTCAGGCTCAGCTGAAGTTAGGAAGCTGTGAAAAAATTTACAGGGTCAAAGCCAACCTCCTGCTCGAATGCGCCGTGCTCGTCACATTCTAATTGGACTTTCTTATTAACGCCAATTTTGCTGATCTTCTCAATGGTCTTTTCGATTTCTTTGCCGATAGTGGTTTCACAATTTTCTAAGAATTCTCTGATCTGATCAGAATCTGTTACAACAAACTCCTGATCATTTTCGCCAGCGCCTCGAATACTAGCAACAGAATCTACCACAAGATCAAAATTGACTTTGGCCATACGAACAAAGCTGCTGTTGAATGCTTTAAGCTGTTCTAACTCGTCTGTTATAGCAGACAAGCTTTGTAGACTGCGAGTACTTTGGAAATTTGCAATACCAGCTTTAATGGTGCTATCATAACTAAACGGTTTAACTTCGATTGTTAGCCCACTTGCTGTTTCAAATGAATACGATTCTTCCAATGTGTTCATAGTTTCGAGTGCGCCCTCGACGCTGGCAATACCTGAACATTCAGCGCCGCATTCTGGACACTTACCTTTTACGTCAATGTCGTCGCCGTAGGTAGCACCTTGAATAGCCACTAACAGCGTGTCAATGTCACTGCTTAACATTTTTCTTGGTTGTTGCACAGCAGGTACGCAGCTCTTAATGATTTGTGAAACTGCTTCGCCGTTTAATAGTGCATCAGGGTTTTTGAGAATTGCTTCGTCTTTAGCAGTAAGAGCAAACACTGCAACTTCGCGACTCTCTCCCAGTTCGACGATGTCGTCGGTGTAAAAGCGTCCACCACTGGGTAACTTGGTGTACAGCTTTGGTGCTCTAAAATAACCACTCAGTGGATTATTTGTTTTAGCCATATTAAAACTCCTGTTAAATAAGTAGATAAATATATGTATGATACATATCCGCTGCACATATTTATCATCATAAAAACTGTACATAATGGATTTTCTGAATGGCCACTGACAAATACACTGTAGAAATCGTAGACAGCGACGGTAATTCGTCTAGGCTAGTGCTGCCTGGATTTGCACTAGATTCTACGCAAGAAAAATTAATAAAAAGTGTACAGGCCTTGGGTAAAATGAATCCAAAGCAGGCAGAAGCATATGAGAAATTACTCGCAGCAACTACTGATGCTGCTAAGGCTGGAAAGTCAGCATCTGAAAAACAAACCGAAGAACTTGAAAAGGTTCTTAATGTCTCCGCTGACAAGCAAGTAAAGGCATTAAAATCTTTTAGGGGCGAATTTGCTGATAACGTAGGCAAAGACATGCGTAATACGTTTGTAGCTGGCGGCAATATTCTTACCGCAGCGATTAAAACTGCTACTGTGGGTTTAGCTGCTGGCGCCGGACTACTTTACAAAACATTTATGGATACCAGCGAAGCTTTTAGAAGCCTTGCTCAAAGCGGCCTAGGCGGCGCAGGCGCCAGCGGCACAGAAGCACAGGATGCTGTGGGCAGTTTAGTGCAATTGGGTATGAGTGCATCTGAAGCAGCAAGTCTTCTTACCGGCTTTGGCCGTGCTAGCGCAGTATTAGGTAAAGCAAATTTTGCAAAATTTGTTTCAGGTATTGCAACTAGTTCTTCGTTTGCAGCAGAGTTGGGACTTACACTCAGTGACGCTGCCGAATTTACTGCAAACGAAATTGACATGCGCCAACGGGCGATGAGTAATCGAATGCAGTTAGATGCATTTACTGAAGTTTCGATTAAAGAAAATATTAAACTAACACAAGCAATGTCTTCGATATTCGGCCGTTCAATGAAAGACATTCAAAATGCTAAACAAGATTTTCTCACAAATAGTGCTCAACTTGCAACCTTAACATTAAGGTTGCCAGCAGACCTACAAGCTAAAGCTGTAAAAGAAATCAGTGATGTATTAACAATTGCTGAAGGCTTCGGCGGAGACATTGCAAACTTTGCAAAAGTGTTTATAAACGCAGGTGCATCTGCTGTGCCTATGGCTGATTCTGCTATGCAACAGGTCATGGCGTTAGGTCCCGTGGGTACACAGTTTAGGGGCGAGCTTACTAGATTTAACAATGAAATAAGATCTGGTTCAGTTGACGCAAGAGCAACTATGTTGCGTTTAGTTGACATGCTGGCGCAAGGCGGCGAGAAAAATGCAAGACTGTTGAGTGTGCTTGAAGCATCAGGTGACCCAATGGCTGCTATGATAGCTAGGGCTGCTAGAGATGCTAAGGTAGGCGGCCAAGATTTAAGAAATGCTTTAATGGGAATAGTTCCGGCACTTGATCCTATGATCACATCGGGAACTAGACTAGAAAACACACTCAGTGAAGTTTCGGGTGCATTTAAAGCTTTTGGGTTACAAGTATTAGGTGGATTAGCACAACCGCTGGATTCATTTATGAAAGCCTTAACTGACACAGGGCTAACTAAACAACAGGAAGAATTAGCTGCAAAATCTGTACAGCAATGGGAAAAGAACAATGCATTATCTGAAAATGCATCTGATGCACAAATTGAAGCTTATAATATTGCTAGAGACCAAAAAATTAAAGAAGCATACACAGTTGAAGGCACTGTTAGTGTGATGTCCACACTAAGAAACAGTCTAAGTGAAGTGGGCAAAACTGTTCTAAAAGTATTTTTTGGAGACATTACTCCGACAGCAGAAAATTTTGGTAAAGTATTAAGAGAAAAATTAATACCTTGGATTGAAAAAACAGCAAACGAGTTTAAGGCGTACTTGGAAGGTTTGCAAGGCAAGACCATCGGCGAAAAACTTGAAACTATTCTCAAAGATGTGTTTAATAATTATGTTAAACCTGCCCTTGTAACTGTACTTAAAGAAGCAATTATAGGATTATTTACAAGTCCAGTAGTAATAGCTGGTCTTCTAGCTGCATTTACAGGCCTTGCAACCCTTTCGTTAGCTAAAACCGCGGCGATTGCTCTTGGTAAAGCTGGTCTTGCTAAACTAGGTTTTGGCGCCGCAGCCACTGCTGCTAGTGGAACCGCTGCCACTGCTGCTGGCATGCAGATGCTGCCAGCCACCACCGCCGGTGGAGGATTATTAGCCACCGCAAGATCATATGGTGGAGCATTTGGTAACACATTAAAAGCTCTCCCATCTGCTGGTTTAGCAGGAAAAGCAATCACAGGTGCAAGTGTTGCTGGCGCTGGCTTTATGGTAGGTAAAGATATATATGATGTGGCAACTGCCGATGGCGCAGCCAAAAAAGAAGACATCGGTGGTATTATTGGTGGTGTAGTTGGCGGTGCTATCGGATTAGCTGGAGGCCCAGTAGGCGTCGCTATCGGCGCGACTTTGGGTAACATGGCCGGTAATTGGATTGGCGGTTTCTTTGATGACGACGAAGCTGAATCAGCTAGTGCAGATATAGCAAAACAAACCAAAGAAGAACTGTTACAACAAAATGGATTAGTTGCAATGGCAATTAATCCCGAGCATGTAAAAGAAGTTGGCAAAGCATTAGCGTTCTTTAATGCAATTTCGGTAGCTGATATTGCCGCTGGATTAGCAGTGTTGAATCCTGCGCTAGCAGAGATGTTTGTAACTATACAAAATATTAAAATATCTTTTGTTGATAATGTTAATAATCGTTTGCAACGACTACTTACTAATATTACAGGATTAAATGTTGAAGGATTAAAACTACCAACAACGACTGAGCATTTAGGCTCATTGGCAGCACAAATTACTGCTATGCCAGTTGATAAAATTGACAGATTAGCAACAGCATTTACTGCACTAACTAAAGCAATCGGTGAATTTGGAAAGTTAACTACCAGTACCTGGTGGGAGCGACTGGGTGATGCACTATCTGGCAAAAAAGATGAAACAGCTGAAATGATTAACGTATTAAACACTTTTGCTAAAGAAGTCAAGTCGGACGATCTATTAAAAGCTGCACAAGCTACTATGGCATTCAATGCAGGTATGGCAGGGTACGCTGCTGTACCTGAACAACCTGCAAGAACTTCTGCTGCTGGAGAAAAGTCACCGGCTGAACAAGTAAACACTGCAAATAGAACAATCCAGCACAATAACCCATATGATAAAATGTCAGAAATAGCAACTATTATGCGTAGTGTGCTAGAATCAACAAATAGGAGCGAAACTAAACTAACAACTATCGCATCCAACACTGATCCTGCAAAAAGACCTGTGTAATCATAAATCCAAAAACATTTTTATAGCTGTTGTAATCTTATAAGTAATAGATAAATAGTATAGGTTACTTAACAAGAGAGCATTATGAGCTGGAGAAAACACTTTACCCCTGTTGACAATAGTGGTTTACCACTTAATGTACAGCCTAAAACAGGTGGCGGACATTACGGGCTTAGTACTACAAGCAGATACAGCAGTTGGCTACCAGAAGTGTATGCCGGCTCACCTAATCGCCTTATGCGTTATATCCAGTACGATCAAATGGATCAGGACTTAGAAATTAACGCTGCTCTAGACACAATTGCTGAGTTTGGTACTCAAGAAGATGACAGTACCGGTCTACCTATGATGCTTGATTATAATGGTATACCCAGCGATACTGAACAAAAGATCCTGTTAAAGACTCTCACACAATGGTGTAGTGTAAACCAACTCCACAAACGTGCATTTCGTATTCTTCGTAACAGCATTAAGTACGGCGATCAATTCTTTATTCGCGATCCAGAAACATATGAACTATACTGGGTTGACCCTGCTAACATTGAAAAAGTAATTGTCAATGAAAGTGAAGGCAAAAAGATTGAAACGTACTTCATCAAAAATCTAGAACAGAATTTACAAGAACTAACTGCAACTGATACCGCGTCATTACATGCTAGACCCTATGGCAGTGGTCAAGGTCTAACAGGTGTAATGAGTCCTGTAGCAACCACTACCAGCAATTACTTAACAGGTGCTATTAGTGGTAGCGATCAAGGTTCACCTGTGGATGCAAGACATGTTGTGCATATCAGCTTAACAGAAGGTATGGACACAGCTTGGCCATTTGGTGTAAGTATCCTAGAGCCAATCTTTAAAGTATTCAAACAAAAAGAACTGCTAGAAGATAGTATTATTATCTATCGTGTTCACCGTGCGCCAGAACGTCGTGTGTTCTTTATTGACGTAGGTAACATGCCTCCGCATAAAGCACGCCAGTACCTAGAACAGGTAAAGTACGAAGTACAGCAAAAGCGTGTACCCAACAAGGGTGCAAACGGCAGCGGTGTAACTGATGCTGCATATAATCCAATGAGCATGTTGGAAGATTACTTCTTTGCTCAAACCGCAGATGGCAGAGGCAGTAAAGTTGACACATTACCAGGTGGCGAAAATCTAGGTCAAATTGATGACTTAAGATATTTTAACAACAAGCTACTTCGAGGTTTACGAATCCCTAGCAGTTATTTGCCATCGGGTCCTGAAGATGGTAGTGCTATGTACAACGACGGTAAAGTAGGCATTGCATACATTCAAGAATATCGTTTTGCTCGTTATGTAGAGCGTTTACAAAAGCAGGTAGAAGAAGATTTAGATTTTGAATTTAAGATGTTCCTCAAACACAGAGGAATAGAAATAGATCCGAGCGAGTTTAAAATTAGATTTACTCCTCCGATGAACTTCAGCAGCTATAGAGAACTACAAATAGATGCAGAACGAGCTACACTTTACAGCCAGGTACAAAGTATTCCACATCTTTCAAATCAGTTTAAACTTAAGAAGTATCTAGGTTTAACTGAAGATGAAATGAAACAAAACGAAGCACTATGGCGTGCTGAAAATGGATACGAAAAGTTTGTTGACACTGATCAAATGATTGGTCTTAAAAATATCGGAATACGAGCAGCAACTGATGCGGCGGTAAATACAGCTATGGAACCAAGCTTAGATAATATTGAGCCGCTAGAACCAGGAGCAGAAGATCTTGGCGCTGGCCCTGTTTCGCCACCGGGCGGCCCAGTTACACCACCAGGGGGTAATGTATAATGCGTTTGAATGAATTTTATAGCCCTGAGAATGACTCATGGCAGCGTCGAAACAAAGGCGATACTCGTAAACCAAAGCTTACCCTTGAGCAGCTTAACAAACTACGAAAAGTTCGCGAAATCAAGCGTGCCGAAGAAATTGAACACAATAAGTTTGTGCGAGTAATGTACGCTGCACCTGTACAAGAAGCCGGAATTTAATACTTAAAACAGTACAAAATATTATTCATTGTGCTACTAAATATCCGGATCAAATACATTTTGACACAAAAAGAGTCAAAATCACATCATAATCATACATAAAACTCCACTTAACACTAAGTATTAATGTAGACAGATATGGCTGTTGCCGTTTCTGTTCGTAAATCAATATATTGGAGGCCACAATGTCAGAATCACGTACTAAACTAGAACAGATTCTCGAACTCCTTTTAGCTGAAGACAACGCAAAGGCTGAAGAAATGCTACATGAATATGTAGTTTCTAAGGCTCGCACTGAATATGAGCGTGTGCTTGACGAAGCCGAAGAGGAAGTTGAGGAAACAGTAGACAGCGAAGATGAAGAAGCTGTTGAAGAAACTATTGATCAGAGCAATGACTTTGAAAATGATATCCTTGCTGACGAAAATGAAATTACGTCAGATGAAGCCGGCTTTAACGAAGAAGAAGGCGAAGAAGGCGAAGAAGAAGGCGAAGGCGAAGGCGACGAAGACCTAGAAGATAAGGTTGACGACCTAGAAGCAGAGCTAGAAGACCTACGTGCAGAATTCGAAAAGCTAATGTCAGGCGAAGACGATGTTGACATGGACGATGCCGATATGGCTGACATGGAAGCAGGCGACGACGTTATGGGCGATGAAGACGAGATGATGGACTCAGTAGAGTATGATCTCGACGAAGACGCTGACGAAGACAGTGAAGTTGTTGAAGAAGCTACAAATTTAAGCAATAAAGTTGCTGCCCCAAAGGCACCAATTGCTGACGCTTCAAACGGCACATCACCAGTAGCAAAGCACAAGGCAGGTTGGGAAACCGGTAGCCCAGTAAAAGCTAAAGATGGCGGCGCAGGAAATGCAGGCGCTAACAAAGCAAAAGACCACACACCTACAAGCAACATCGGCATTAAGCCAGCCAAGGTAAATGCACCTAAGGCATAATTGTAGGAGTAGCGGAAAATGGCACGTAAACTTTACGAATTTATAAACGCAGAA